ACGAAAAGGTTGATCACGACTTAACGATCCGCAACCCTCACCAGCGACAACTTAATATCAACCGATGGGTAAGTCTTATCAAGCAGGTGGATAGCGCATGCCAGCAATATGGTCCCCATTAGTAGGAGGAGCACCTGAGGTAACTTCGCTTGTGCTAACCCGGAAGCCCCGTGAGGGGCTGTAGACAGAGTACCGAAAGTCGTCTCCGGCGGCCCAATAAACGTGGATGCGTACTCCAGCAGGAACATTAACAAAAATCGTACCTGCAGAACGGGAATCAACCCCCGTACCAGGGGTCACACTACCCCGGTGAGTAGGCATCACATTAAACTCGGAAATAAATGGGACGCTTACATCGATAAAACTCTGGTCCCCGATTGGATACAAAACCTCTCGAGAAGTGTAGGGCCCATACACTGGTGTAAACACGTTAGTGGCAGTACCCAAAGCCATACGACCACCTGGTACGGCGAGAAAAGCTCCTTGATCCAGGTTGCTAAACCCTGTCATACCTAGCGATAACATCAAATTACAGTGTTTTGAAGTGTCTGCGAAGATGCGAAACTTCAAAGAACCTGACCAAGCTGCAAACACATTGTTTAACTCAGACATTGGTCGACAGTAGATAGCGTAAACATCCCTTTGTTCATCAGCTGTATGAAAGTAACTGGCGGTAACAACAAATTTGTGGTACATGTTAGGAGCCAAGTAATTATACCGTCTCACAACTTCATGAATATCTTGAACGTTGTGTTCAAACTTTGAACCAAGCTGGAGTTTACAAACTCCTGGCAGATTGACTCTACGTGACTGAGTCGTCGACATAACAGTATCCGTCTCGTTAACGTCCTGAGTTTCATCAGCCCCACCTTGAGCGACGAAATGAACTCTAGAAAGGGAACTTGCCTCACAAGCCGAATACGAATTCGGATGAGCAACTTTGACGTTCAAAAAGCTTACCTCCACAATTACATCGACACTTTCGGGGACAACCTCGGAAGTGACGCGAAGTTCGTTTAAAACAGATATCCAGACTCTTCCAACAGAATGTGAAGAGGTGGAACCAGTATTTTCAAAGGTCCGGATATACTCTTGCGTCGAATTCCATGGCACCACAAACTCGCAAACGGAATTATCACCATTGAAGTCAAGAACGTTATTGTAAAAAGCATTCTTATGAACAGGGGTAGAACCTAAAGTGCCATAATCTACAGACGCTAAGAGGCGCCCTGAGTGAAACTTGGTTCGGACGGCGTGCACTGAAAATTTGACATCAAAACGAACAAATTTGAACATGTTCAGAATGAAAAGGTTGACTGGACAGTCGTACTGTGCACCCCAGCCTAACGATTCATCGTTCAATATCGAGTTCAGTTCAATTGGAAATAAGTCTGTCCCATCCGATTGGGATGTGTTCCACTCGAAATTGGTAATACGCCCCTTCCGAGCCAATAAACTAGACAAGAGCGTTTCTTCGCTGTCCCTTAAAATCATGGGTTGACGGCTAAGTTCTTGAGGATGTAGCCCAAGACCAACAGTAGGTTCAGGCCCAACACTTTTGGACATGGAACTGAACTGATTCATTACAGGAATACCTCCACCCACAACTGGCGGGTTGTCCAAAGGAATGCTCATTCGAGCATCTTGATCCAGAGACTGCTTTGTGTCTCCCGTCTTCGAAGTGTTCTCAATAGGTATGTTACCAGCTACGTCGCTAATACTATAAGTGTTACTGACGTTAGTGGTGGAAACATTACCTCCTTCAGCTACCCACGTTTCATCACTCGATAAGAGCTGCCCAGCCAAGGCACCAGTACCCCGTGTGAACCCGTAATTAGGGCGAGTGTTTGTTTTGCTAGATGGCAAAGACCGAGGTACTCTTTGTTTAGTGACAAATCGTGAGAACACAGTAACACCGCATGTAGTGTTCGCTGCTTTCGTGACCAACGGCGACCAAGCGTAAAACACTAGGCGACCTAACCTTTCACCTTCGTCGTGTCCTCGCTGGTTGTCAATAGCTGACCTCCAATAACGGAAAGGAATCTTCAAGATTCCCGACTGATTGTCACACGGGCTCAGCTTAACATTAATCATTGACGAAGCAACAGTATACTGTGGGTCTTGCAGACCTAAGGGGACAAAAACTACCATTAGGCAACCAGCCTGCGTGGGTGAACCGTTCAATTGAATCATCACCTCGATGTCTGGTTGTGAAAATAGATAGTGTTGGAAGCTCATATTTTGAATGTTTGCCTGGTCCCCCATCCCTAAAAGTGAAAAAGGTACGTTGATCGAAGGCATCTGAGCTAACGCACCAGTATCAGCGTGGGTCCATTCGAATTGAGCTCGCTTGACGAAACTAGTAATTCCGACATCAATCGAAGCATCAACGTCTGACACACTAAGATCTAACGGGATCTTCTTCGAAAGAGCAATGTCTTCACCCTCAACCCTAGTCGTAGTATCAACAGTGGTCAACCCGGGTGTTTCAATCGTCGTTCCTTCTTCGGACCTCTCTATCGAGCTTTGTGCAACAAACATATAATCCCCTGAATTTGCCGTCGTCCTATTAGCGACAGTAATTCGCAACGAAGACCATGGAGGAAGACTCAATTCATCTAACCCGCATTTCTTCAAGCCTTCATTGATGAACGAGAGGAACTTGCAGTAATAGGCATAATCCCACTGAGAGGCATACTCGACCATCTGACGACATTCTGAAGTAAGAGTCATGTTGTCGTTTCTAGTCCAGAGAATACTTTCTTCTAAAGTTTCCTTGCGAAGCGCCCCAGACCAGTGACCACCAACCCGGCGAAAGTAGTTGCCGAGAAAGAGAATCTGATCGAATGTCTTATATTCCCCAGTCAGTTCCTCATCCTTAACAGCTGAAGTATAAACCTGCCCTAGCAATGATACAAGTTTCTCTACCTTAAGAGGATTCATATCAACATCATCTGAGCATCCCAAGATGTGATCATCCCCTAGAATAGCTAGGCTAACGTGGTCCTCGAAAACAAGACTAGGATAAGCAACTTTGAAAATGTATCGGAAATAAAGTTCGCACGTAATACAGTTCAAGATAGTGGTCCAAAAACCACCACTTGCATTGTTGCAAACTGTCTCTACTAACCATTTTCCAATTTGCAGTGGAGCTTCAGTTTCATGTTTCCTCACATGTTCGAAAATAGTCTCTGAGTGAGGTAAAGTTTCTCCAAGCTTCTGTAAGACCAGAAAGCTCGCGTCCATTATTTGCCTCTGGTGGCGGAGATCAAATTCTTTGAAATCGCCTGCCACCAAACGGTCTTTAAAACGAATAAACTTGGAGAAAATTTTCTCAGCATCATAGGAGCTGGGGTTTATTCCGAGGGCAAAGTTGTGCTTTGGAAAACTAGAGTTGAAAGCAGCAACCATGGAACCAAATAGCATTCTACACACAACGTTGTAAGTAACGTCGTTAGAATAGGTCACCCTAGTGTTTACAGACTCTATTTTAGATGCTGATCTGGTTTCGTCTTTTAGGAAACCAACAAAGACCTTATCCAATGGTTCCCCTGAGCAAACCATCTGGAAGACTTCTAAAACATGGCGCTTGAAATTGGGGTCATAGTAACCATTTCCTTTTTCATAAAACACCAAGTCTCTTTTTCCTTTCTTAGTCGTGAAATAACAATAAGGAGAACCAGGATGAGTATCAGTGGCAATGGATGCCAAAACTCCCGGAATACCAAAGACACTCTCTTCAAATGTTAAAAACCGAAGACCGTTAGTTCCCGAATAATCCAAATTTTTACTCAGGAAGCTTACTAAGTCGTCAGAACACAAGTTGAGTAGGTCTTTGTCAACTGAGATCTTTGGCGCACTAACCAAGCGTTTTATAGCTAGGTCAACAGGATCACGCCCATTGGCGCGAGGATCATCAGCAGACATGATAGCGGGTTCTTTCCTGCTCTTGTACGGGACAAACTCACTTACAGCTGAAGGCTTCAGCTTGGTTTGAGTGCACATGTGAATTCGCGACCCACTAGGAACTTCTTCGATACGGCGGAGGTTAGGTCTCTCTTCTTCAATCAGTTCATCGAGTAAACAATTTTCGGCTGAATATTTAGTGATCTCAGAACCAATAGCTTCTAAAATCATCTCTTTGCTGACCCGGATAGAAAGACCCATTGGGTCTATTTTGGAAATTGAACCTGCCACATGTATACCAATGCACTTACCAACATTCTTAGTAGACCCGAGAAAAAGAGGGGATCCACAGTCACCATGAGTGGTGAATGCGTGGTAACTAAACCCGTCTGACAAATCAAACTTAGAATCACCATAAGCATACTCTCGAGCATTTTCAGCCTTCGCGAAGGTCATCACCAGACCTTTGTCGGTTCTGATGTTAACCCTAAATTTGCCTTCAGGAATATCTTCATCACAGGCAAACTGGGAGACAATATTACGAAACTCTGGACATCGCTTGTCACGAACGTTAATAAACGCAACATCGTAATCCACATTTCCATGCTCATCCTTTGACATGATAACATCCTGAGGATCGACATCCCACTCGTAAACGTGTCTGTTGTGATGTAGAATCAAATGCCTTTCAGGTAAGAATTTACCCTTATCAAACAATCCGTGAGCATACGTCAGGATCCAACGCTCGGCTATTGGGATAACGTTCATCACGCAGTGTCCCACATCAAGTTTACTAACAACTATTGCCTTCTTAGCTTCGCTCTCGTACTCAGTCTTAGAGCGCGACCAAGATCGAGCTTTGCTACCTCGGTGTCTGATTTTTCGCCGTGGGTCTGATTCAGGTTCAAAAGTGAGACCCTCAGGTTCTTCATTTGAGTTACCCAACCATTTAGCAACTGCAACCATCGCTCCTATGGCTATACCTGATAGAATCCACTGACCAAGCTTGTTTCTAATCGGAACTCCCTCTAATACCTCGTTAACGTAAGTATCATGCAAGACGTCCCAAAAAGAACTCACATCCTCTAAAACTAAC